TATCAATAACCACTCATCGCCTTTTTGATCTGTGGCCAAATGCAGAGCAACTCTATCACCAACGGCCATTCTAGCCGCTTTGGCAGTCTCAACATTAATTGTGCATGATAACTGTGGATTGATTGCGCCGCGCTCACCAGTATAAATTTTTGCAAAACTGTTATTGGAAATCTTTGTAGCTGGCTTTGCTGATGCTACTTTTTCAAATTGAAACATATTCATTGCCTTTCTAAAATGGAATTTCATCATCAAGATCATTTTGGTTTGATGTATTAGGCGCTTGATAATTATTATCACTTTGCGCTGGCCTTCCGCCTACCAGTTCACATTCAGAAACGTTCACATCATGATATGTTTTGCCGCCGCTTAAACGGATACTTAATTCACCATCAATATAAATTTTTGTACCTTTTCTTAGGTATGGCAATAAACCATTACCTCTTTTTCCCCAGAGACTGCATCCTATAAACGAAGGGGCTTCATCTTTTTTTCTTCTATTATTAACAGCGACTGTGAATTTGGTAACATTTGTTGCACCAACTTCAGAATTTTCAGCATCTTTTATTAGATTTCCGATTAGACTTAATTTAAGCATTTAATATTCCTTCTAGTTTACTTAGATATTTTCCCAGATCGCCCGACCTGTTCCTTTTAAGGGTGACAGATCGAACGTCTAAGCCGTATTTGGTAATTACTTTCCCACCATTAATTCAGTCTTTCTTTTCTGGTGAGCCTCATGCATTTCATTGTATTGCCATTCAGCAATATCTTTGTTGTGATTTAAAAAGCGCATGAATTTATCTTCATTGTCTGCAAACTTTTGTGAGCTACAGTCTTCATAGAATTGTACCCAAGCTTCACATTTTTGGTCTACATTAGCTACAGTGAAGGGCTTTTCATTGCTATCAATGGCCGCTTTCTTTCTGTCTACACCCACTATTTCATTAGCTGATGCATATTGCCCACCATGTAGGCCAAGTGAAGCCAGAGCGCGTCCAATTGCTGATGTTTCACACACCTCAACTGCTGATGTTTTGGTGATGTATGATGAGCCTCTAATTTCTTCAGCAAGCCCAGAGCCAACAATAAATCCATCGGCTGTTCTTATTTCAGCTTTAATTATTACTGCATTGCCATCATTTAGAATGATGTTTGTTTCAATACCCAACTCACCACCAAATTCACGACGGAAAGCCTCAACACGCTTTGCAACTTCAGTATATTGCTTACCGCCTTTCTGTTTTACGCCATGTGTTTCATTTAATGATGATACTGCATCCATTGCTTTGATAAATTTATCGCTCATCAGAATTCTCCTTTTGTATTCTATCCCATTCCGCCACAGCATCATCTAAAAATTCTCCAACTAGCCTAACAGCACCAGCAGGGAATTGTTGTGTTCGATACATTTGGTCAGTAAATTTTGGGTCGGTTTCAGATTTAACAACTAAATTTAATGAATAGTCTGCAATCTTATTAAAAACGTGCTGTCGCACGAAAGCCATAGGTGGTTTTATCATGTTTTTTTCTCCATTTGATGAAGGTACTCTAACCGCACTCGTACAAGTAGTCAATATTTCTATTGCATTTTTTCAAAACATCTTTTAGAAACGAAAAAGAGCCAGCGGTTAAAACTGGCTCTTAATATCAAATGAAAGTGTCAGTACACTATGGGAAGCATTAACACTATGTTTATCCATATACCTTATAGACACTAAAAACAAGAGCTTAATGCTATATGTAGTGTTTTGCAGGGAAAGGGTTAAAATATGTCACACATAATGACAGCACGCGCAATGCAACAAAAAGGTTTAAGGGCAACAACAAAAATAGTTCTTTATTGGCTGGCAGATCACTATAATGGTGAAACTGGTCGTTGCTTTCCAAGTATTAAAAGACTAGCAAAGTTGTCTGAAATGTCTGAGCGTTCAGTGCGCTCACAAATTGATGTGCTACAGGCAATGCAATTAGTTGAGATTAAAACTGCATTTAGAGAAGATGGTCAACAAACCTCTAACAACTACATTCTGTATCTATCTGAAGACATGGCACAAGGGGGGGTGCAAAATTTGCAGGGTGGGGGTGAAAATATTGCAGGGGTAGGTGTGCAAAATCTGCATACCAATAACCTTGTAAGTAATAACCTAGGAAGTAAACCAGTATTAAGATCATGTGAGATTGGTTTTAAAAAGTTTTGGAATGATTATCCAAGAAAAGTTGGCAAGGCAAATGCACAGAAAGCTTTTGATAAAGCATCACAGGCAGTTGGTGTTGATAAGATACTTGAAGCTGTTAAGCCTTTTGCAAATAGTGTAGCAAAGAAAGAAATGAAATATATACCACACCCTGCAACATGGCTTACTCAAGGTAGATGGGATGATGAATTGGAAACTATTGAACCAACATCATCAGCGGATTATTTGGATAGCCTGTTCAAAGGTGGCGTACTAGGAGTGACAAAACAATGATGAATTATGAAGAAAGAAAAAGAATGATTTCTCACTGGCTCTTTGAAACGTTAAAGCGTTATGAAGCACCAGCTCATTTCAATGAAAATGCTAGTCGTGAAGAAATGATACTTATGGTTGAAGATATAAATTCTGAAATCCCCAGCGTAAATGATGGTATGTGTAAGCTTTTATTGGAAAGAACAGCCCAGCATGTTCGTAAAAACTACACCTCAAGGCGATGGCCAACAATAAATGCATTCATCAAAGGCATTAAAGAACATAGGGAAAGGGTGTTAGAAGAACAAACAAAAGAATTACCTGTTCAAAAATATCAAGATAGCCCATTATCATATACTGATAGAATTATGATAAGACGTATCAAAGAGGGTGAAGCTATTCCAGATAGCTACCTAGACCCTACAAGTCGTGGCAGACAACATTTGATTGAGCAGGGGGCAGTTCTTGAGGTTGATTTTGAGAAGTATTTTCCACCACAAACTAGGGTTTAATCTTAATATCTGGAAAACCCGACAATTAAGTGTATAATGAAGGCGTGAACAAAAGGACTAAAACAATGTCAGAAGACATACATGTAACAGAAGAAAAGGGTAAAACAGGGCCTAAAGGTCCACGTAAAAACCTTGATGATTTTCAATTAAAGCAGTTGAAAGAGCTTATTAATATGTTCTGTACTGTTGATGAATGCTGTTCTGTACTTGATATGGGTTCAACAACTTTAGACACAAGATTAAAAGAACATGGATATGCTAATTTTCGGGACTTCCATAAAAAAGAATTTGATATAGGTAAAACAAGCCTAAGACGCGCTCAATGGTCATTAGCTGAAAGTGGTAATGCCACTATGCAAGTATGGCTTGGTAAGCAGTATTTAGGGCAGAAAGACAAAACAGAAATCACTGGTGAAAATGGTGGTTCTTTGTTTGGTAAAATAGAATGTACGTTCCTTGACCCACCAGCAACAGAATAAAGAGCAAAGTTTAAGCTTTCAGTGGCCGCACTGGTCACGTTCCTTGTTTAAAGGCACAAGAGGGCATCCCAGATATAGGGGTGCAAAAGGTGGCAGGGCATCAGGTAAATCTCACTTATTTGCTGAAAAGGTTGTATTTAGGTTATTGGCAGATGCAGACACAAAGGTAATCTGCATTCGGGAAGTGCAGAAATCATTAGAATTCTCTGCAAGGCAGTTATTGGTCGATAAGATTTCAGAGCTTGGTGTTGATCAATACTTTGAAGTACAGGCAAACAGGATAAATTGTAAATTTGGAACAGGTGTTGTTATATTCCAAGGTATGCAAGATCACACGGCAGATAGTGTAAAATCTCTTGAAGGTTTTGATATTGCGTGGTGTGAAGAGGCTCAGTCTCTATCAAGGCGTTCTCTTGAGTTGCTTGACCCAACATTAAGAAAGCTTGGTAGTGAAATGTGGTTCACATGGAATCCATACAAGCCTGAAGACCCTGTGGAAGAAATATTCAAAGACAATGAAAATTCTGTTCTTGTTCATGTTAATTACAAAGAAAACCCACATTGCCCACCAGCCGTAAAAGAAATGGCTGAAAGAATTAGAGGCCAAAACATAAAGAAATATAATCATGTTTGGCTTGGTGATTACCTAACTGAAGTTGAGGGTGCGTTATGGTCGGGAGATTTAATACAAGCCACCAGAATAAAAAAAGAAGAACTTCCAGAGCTTTCAAGAATTGTTGTGGCTATTGACCCAGCAGTTACAGGTGGCAAAAATTCAGACGAAACAGGCATAATTGTAGCTGGTCGTAATGCACATAAACAAGAATATTATATACTTGAAGATGCAACATTGCGTGGTTCTCCTGACCAGTGGATAAGACGTGCAATTACAAAATATCACGAATATCAAGCTGATCGTGTCATTGCTGAAGTTAATAATGGTGGTGATTTGGTCGAAAAGTTGATAAAAGATAGTGATAGGAGTGTATCGTATCGTGCGGTACGGGCTACACGGGGCAAGATGTTGAGGGCAGAACCAATTGCGGCGCTTTATGAAAGAAATCAAGTTTTTCATGCTGGAAAGTTTCCAGAACTAGAAGAACAGATGATTTTTTACAATGGAAGTGGTAATGTAAGCCCAGATAGGTTGGATGCGTTGGTCTGGGCAGTCACAGAATTATCGCAGTCTACAGGAAATGCAGTTTGGAGAATTACATAATGGGCGTATTTAATAACATAAGAAATGCAGTTTTTGGGCAAACACTGCAAACTAAGGAAGCCCCAAAGGTATATTTATCAGGAACTGGTGGATTTACATACACACGAAAAGATAATTTCAAGGCATATGCCAGAGAAGGTTATCAACAAAATGCTATAGTCTTTAGGTGCGTTAATGAGATCGCAAATGGTGCGGCTTCAATACCTTTCAAAGTTTATCAGGGCGATATGGAGCTTGAGCAACATCCTCTAGTTACTTTGTTATCAAGGCCAAACCCAACACAAGCAGGTGTTGAATACTTCCAAAGTCTGTATTCTTATTTATTATTGTCTGGTAATTCATATGCTCTGGCCAGTGCAGTAAATCAGTTGCCAAATGAATTATATTTGTTGCGCCCTGATCGCATAGAGATTGTCCCAAGTGAAACAACTGTGCCAAAGTCATATAAATATAAATTAAACAATAAAACAGTTGCTAATTATGAAGCTGACCCAATGACAGGTCAATCAGAAGTTAAGCATTTTAAGATGTGGAATCCATTAGACGATTATCTTGGACTATCCCCATTAATGGCGGCGGCTGTTGATTTAGACGTTCACAACATGATTGCAACACACAATGTTGGCCTATTAACAAATGGTGCAAGGCCATCAGGAGCGATTGTATTTAAACCAAAGGATGAAATGGGCGCTCGTATAGAGCTAACGGATGCACAACGTAAACAAGTCAGTGATGATTTAGGCCAACGTTTCACAGGTCAGAAGAATGCAGGGCGGCCAATGTTGCTTGAGGGTGATTTCGATTGGAAAGAAATGGGAATGTCACCTAAAGATATGGACTTTCTACAGCAAAGACACACAGCGGCTAAAGATATTGCCCTTTGTTTCGGTGTTCCTTCACAGCTTATCGGAATACCTGACAGTCAAACATATGCAAATGTTCAGGAAGCAAGGTTGGCTCTATATGAGGAAACAATTATTCCTCTAGCTAGACGTGTTCAAAGTGACCTGAATGAGTGGTTAGCGCCCAGTTTTGGTGATAACATTCGTATTGAATATGATGTTGATGCAATACCAGCTATGACTGAACGCAGAAAACGCATATATGAAAATGTTGTAGCCGCAGTTCGTGAAGGCATAATTAGTCGTAATGAAGCGCGTGAGCGAATTGGATTAGAGCCTATCAGTGGTGGTGATGAGGTATTCATTGCGGCCAACTTATTCCCATTGGGTGGTGTTGATGTTGCACAAGATGAAGGATTAGAACCTGAAGATGCGGCCAAGCAAGCTTATGGTACAAAATCAGAAGTTCGCAAAGATGTTTTCACAACTGAAGCTGAAGCAGTCGAAAGGGCTGGTGAAATTGGTTGTGTAGGTTCACACAGCCACACAGAAGACGGGCAAATCATTTATATGCCCTGTAACACCCATTCACAGTATGAAGACGCTACAGGGGAAGATTTGAAAGACGCTGAAGGCAAGGCTGAAAGTGATGTTGATACTGTTCCAACTTCAGCAATGGCTAGAAATGGACAAAGAGCGCTGGATTTAAGAAAAGAATATGGTCGTGGAATGACACCAGTGGGTGTGGCACGGGCAAACCAGTTAATTAACAAAGAAAGATTATCGCCAAGAACTGTTAGGAGAATGCACAGTTTCTTTAGCCGACATGAGGTTGATAAAGAAGCTGAAGGTTTCAGGCGTGGTGAGGAAGGTTGGCCAAGTGCTGGTCTGATTGCTTGGCTTGGTTGGGGCGGCGATGAAGGCCAAAGCTGGGCAAGGCGTAAAACTGCTGAACTGGATAAAGAAAGATCAAAGTCTGAAGATTTCCCAGAAATGATAAGTGATTTAATTGTTGATGAGGCAAAAGCTGAAGTATCTGCAAATATTAAAAAGGCTCTAGCTAATAAAGTTGATGATCATAATGACAAACATGGCGATAAAAAGGGTAAGAAGGTCACACAGCGAATGCTAGAGGCTGTATTTAGACGTGGTGTGGGCGCTTACAGGACAAACCCACAAAGTGTAAGGCCAAGTGTTACATCTCCTGACCAGTGGGGATTAGGGCGTGTGAATGCATTTCTATCGGCTGTGAGAACTGGAAGGTTTAAAAGTGGAGCGTTTGATCGTGATCTTTTACCTGAAGGCCACCCAATGAAATCTGATAAAGAGAAAAGTATAGCCGCAGAATAAAAAAGGGGGGATAATTCCCCCCATCTTATTTTGGTCTATCGAGTATTAATATTTTACCTGTATCAACTTTTTCGTAAACATTTTCCATATCGTGGATTGCATCTTCATCTTTTTGTTCTGTTGCTTTTAGATAATCTACGCCAAGTTCATTTAGTTCATCCCAAGTAACAAATTTTTTCATTAACAATTTATGTGCCATTTTACATGTTTCCTAAATAATGAATGATATGTGGTAAATGCAGTACGCCGTAAACAAAGCCTATAATTACTGCTAAATTTATGATAAGCTCTTTATAATCGAGTGATTTTTTCATTTGGTTTCTCTCCCTGTTTGACTAGCCCCCTTCTTATCGAGGGGGGCTTTTTTGATTTATTTATAAACTTTAACCAATGTTCGGTAATGCGCGCGCTGGATATTGTAACCACCAGCAATGATTGTATCTATTGATACGCGCTTCTGACCAGCTTCTGTTTGAACTTCAAAGTAACCATTAAAGCCATCGTCGCTGTAAACAACTTCGCCACTATCTACATTTGTGATTTGAGCCTTAACAAGTTTATTAGAAATGCTTGCGTTGCGTTTAGCGATTTTACTATCAACATGCTTGTTTGCTTTTTCAAGAATTCCAGCTTCATTGTAATATCCACAACCAACAATCTGATACATACCTTTACCACCAGCAATGCTATAAAGAGTTTCATAATAATCATAAGCGTCATTTCTATACAATTCTTTAGCTTCATCTGAAGATTGATATTCTTTAAGTGCTTTTTTGCGGTCAAAGAAAAATTTGATTTCTTCCTTACGAAATTGTTCGTCGAATTTTGCGAAAGCTTCATCAAGTTTAGAGATGATTGAAGTGTAAGTTTTATATTCAGTGTGTAACATTGTGTAAGTCCTTTGATTAACATTTGATGTAATAACCAATAAAGCATAGGCAATATAGTGTCAACAATTTATTTACATAATAATAGAAATAGACCAAAAAAGTTATTAATGGTATAAAAAGCTATGACATTTCCAGTATTTATCAAAGCCAGCAAGACCAGAGTTTCCATTGCAAGGGAAATTAAAGAGGTTAATCGCCTAAGATTGCAGTTTGAAAGGTCTATGACAAGCCGCCTGATGCTTGTATTCAAGCGCACAGGTAAATCTGCATCAGCCGAATACATGCGCTCTGGGGATATAAATCAAAGTTTAGTACCCCTAGAGAATGATCTAAGGAAAGTATTTGAAACCAGCTACAGGGCTGTGATCGAGAAATTTGCTGATAGAGTTTATACAAATCGTAAGGCTGACAGGTTTAGTCAGTTGGTTTTTGATTATACGTTCATGAATGCTGGTGCTAAAATAACTGGAATAGCCGAAACTACAGGAAAACTTATCAATAAAGCTATACTCGATGGCGAAAAAGAGGGTTTAGGTGCATCAAAGATAGGGAAACTTATACAAGAACGCACATCTGGAAGCATAGGTAGGTCTAGGGCTGTTACTATTGCCAGAACGGAAACACATGCGGCGGCTTCATTTGCAACGGATACAGCCACAAGAGAACTTGCTTTACCAGCACAACGCAAAAGGTGGGTTTCAGTCTCTGATGCTAGGACTAGGACAGGTCACAGCGCCGCAAATGGTCAGGAAGTTGGTATAGATGAGAAGTTTCTAGTGCCATATAAGGGCGCTACTGTTGAAATGTCATACCCACATGATGGCTCTGGTGGCGCTGGTAACAATATAAATTGCAGATGTTTGGCTATTTATTTCACAGATGAAGACGCATTGTTTGATGATGCAACACCTGTTACCCCAGTTGAGCCTGTTATTCCTGTACCACCAGTGCCTGTAGCGCCAGTTGACCCTATCAACATAAGCCCATTTAAGACTTATGCAGTGACAAATACATTCAAATCACCATTGATAGATGGTTACAACAATGAAACTTTCCCCGTTATGAGCCGAAAGGATGCTATGAAGCGCCTTAATGACGACCTGAAAGAAGCTTCTTTAGATGATAGATATAATTCTGTTCCAGCTTTTACTAGGTCTAGAATAGATAAATTTGGGAAAGTTTCTGGCGATTTTGGAAATTTGAGTGCTGATGCAATAAAAATGATGGCTGTTATAAACACAGAACTAAATTATTTCGCTGATTTCCTTGGAGTTCCAAGGGTTCGTGGATACAGTTATGGAACAGGAAAAGATACCAGTATTGCTTCAATGGGTGATGGTATAATGAATATAAATCCTAAATATTTTAATAAATATGCAGAAGAAATGCGAAACCCAATTGATAGTGTAAGTATTAATAAAAAACTGGATGTTTTAAACAAGGAATACAAAATACTTGATGATGAATTGAATGTATTGTCAGCGCAACAGATAAAACTAAGAGAACAAAGACGTGATGGAACTTATGAACCTGATGAATGGATTAAAGAATTTGAAACTCTTGAGGCTGAAATAAATAAAAAATTAAAACAACAAAGGGTTATTAGGGGTGAAAGGCTTTTAATCATAGATGGTCAAAAATTTGATGATTATAAGATAGGTGGTTCTAAGCCATACACTGCTGAAAAATATTATGATACTGGTTTAGATCACATGAGGTCTACAATGTATCATGAATTTGGCCATCAAATACATCAAAGGTTAAATGCAATCGTATCAGAAAAAGGCTTTTTAATGGGAATGCCAACTGAAGATAAGCTACAAAAGTATTTTTTAAGTAAGTTTAAATTAAAAAAGAAAAGAGCAGAAGTTTTTTCAACTCAATATGCAGAAGAAAATGCCTATGAGTGGTTTGCTGAACAGTTCAGTATTTTTGCAATGAACAAGGGTGGAGATATGGTAACGCCAGAATTTATACAATTTATGGAGGAATTGTTTAATGTCAAAAAATTTAGATAAAATTAAGGATATTATGCAGAAGGGTGAAAATATAACCAAAGATGATTACAAAGAAATACATAAGCTCTATGTTAAATTACCACTAGAAGAATTAGGTTATGATGTTGTTATCTATGGGGTAATTGAAAGGCTTTACAATGCAAAACTAATAGACTTTGCACCAACAGAACTAGCCTTTGACCCGATATAGTGTTATGTGTTAGATTGTAGGCAATTATTTGGAGTATTCTATGCCATTACCAAAACCTAGTTTGGGGGAAGATCGACAAAGCTTTATTGATCGCTGTGTTGGTGATGACAAGATAACAAGTGAATATACGGGCAATGATCAGCGGATTGCGGTTTGTATCAGTCAGTTTGACGAGGGCAAAAAAATGACAGATGAGGTCGGTGTTGATCTTGACCACCAAATTGAAGATCAAGAAATCAAAAGTGAACAAATAGATGTAGCGTTTGAATACAAGACGGATAAGGATGAGGAAGAACAAGGTGTTTTCTCTGGTTATGGTTCTGTATTTGGTAACAAAGACCTTGGAAACGATATTGTTGTTGAGGGTGCATTCGCTAAATCAATTGGAAGAAAAGGCGCTAAAGCCGTAAAACTTCTTTACCAACATAAACAAGATGAGCCGATTGGCGTATTTGATGAGATCATTGAGGATAATCGAGGTCTGAAGGTCAAAGGACGCTTGGCAATGGGTACACAGCGTGGCCGTGAAGTTTATGAGCTTATGAAGATGGGGGCGCTTGACGGGCTTTCTATAGGCTACAAGGTTGACCCAAAAAGTATTGAATATGATGATAAGGGCAAACGTCGTTATCTGAAATCCGTCGATTTGATGGAAATTTCTGCTGTCACTTTCCCAATGAACCCACGCGCACGGGTTCAGGCGGTTAAAGGCACAGATCGCACCATTCGGGAGTGGGAGGAAGTTCTACGGGATGTAGGAAACCTTTCACGGAATGAGGCAAAGGCGGCGGCATCAGCCGTTACCAAGGCACTGGAACAGCGGGATGCTGTGAAAGAGGAACAGCCTAAAGTTCTCGAAGCGTTAGACCGCTTTACAAACATCCTTAAATCCTAATCACGGAAGGAATATAAAATGACAGAAGAAGTCAAAACAGCCGTGGACGCTATGGCAACGGCATTTGAAGAATTCAAATCAGCCAATGATCAGCGTCTTGCGGAAATCGAAGCTAAAGGTTCTGCTGACCCTTTAACTGAAGAAAAGTTAGCGAAAATTGAAGGTGATCTTGATCGCTTTGAAAACGTTAACCAGAAGCTTGTGCAACAGCAAAAACATGCTGAAGGCTTTGAAGCTAAGTTAAATGAAATCGAAACACTTTTAAAGCGCCCAGCAAATATGATGGAAGCTAAAGAAGTAGACCTTTCATTGAAAGCATGGGACAATTTCATGCGTAAAGGCGAAAGCCAAATGGACCCAATGGAGCTTAAAGCTTTAACAGTGGGTACAGCGGCTACTGCTGGTAACTTAGCACCAGCCGAATATGTTGAAGAACTATTAAAGGTAATCACTGAGATTTCCCCAGTACGTTCTGTTGCACGTATTCGTCAAACTTCAAACAAAGAAATTGAAGTACCAAGCAAAACTGCATCTTTTGCGGCGGCTTGGACTGCTGAAAGCGGTACTCGTTCAGAGACAACTGGCTACACAACTTCTTTGAACACTATCCCAACGCACGAAATGTATGCTTTAGTAGATATTTCATCACAGTTGCTTGAAGATAGCGTGTTTGACCTAGAAGCTGAAATGAACATCGAATTTGCTGAACAGTTTGCAAAAGCTGAAGGCGCGGCGTTCATTGCTGGTAATGGCACAAACAAACCAACAGGTATCTCTAACGGAAATACAGTAGCACACACAGCTACTGGTGCGGCTTCAGCGGCTATTTCTACAGATAACCTAATGGATTTGGTTCATGGCTTAAAAACAGATTATGCACGTAATGCTACATTCTTGCTAAATCGTAATACGCTAGGTGTTATCCGCAAATTGAAAGATACTGCTGGTCAGTACATCTTCCAAACTGGTTTCTCTGGTCAGTCTGGTTTGCCAAACACAATCTTAGGTTCACCATACCTTGAGTGTCCTGATGTTGCTGATGCGGCTTCTGGTGCAAAATCAGTATATTATGGTGACTTCAGAAGGGGTTACATGATTGTTGATCGTGTATCTTTATCTGTATTGCGTGACCCATACTCACAAGCTTCAACAGGTAACGTGCGTTATATCGCTCGTCGTCGTGTTGGTGGTGAAGTTGTATTGGCAGAAGCAATGCGCGTTCTAAAGCACGCTACATCATAATAATGGTCGGGGGGTTAACGCCCCCCAACTTTCAATAAGGGAGTACCCAAATGAAAATAACTATGATTAAATCAGCGATTGGGATTACCAGAGAAGATGGTGCTGAGACAGCAACATTTGAAATTGGGAAAGAATATAAGTCACAAGGCAAGTGGCAAGAAGAAATTTTTAAAGGCTTCATAGACATGGGCATGGCTCATGAAATAGGTGGCAATGCAGGGCCAACAGAAACTAAAGCTGTTAGAGCTAGAACTGCATCTGGAAAGTTAAAGGGTGATGACCCATCCACACCTGATGTAAATGAAGCTTGGGTAGGTGGTAAATCACCAGCAAAACCTAAGAAAAGCAAAAGTAAATAAGTGAAGGGATAGGAAAATGTCAGGTTTAGAAATAGTCACTGGGCCTACCATAGAGCCTATCAGCCGTATTGAAGCGCGTGAACAACTTAGGTTAGATGATGATATAGATGACAGTCAGGTTCGTTCTTATATCACTGCATCCAGAATTTGGGCTGAAAACTATACAGGCAGAGCGTTAATTAATACAACTTTTGCACAGCATTTAGATGGATATGTTGATAATACCCCTGAACCATATTGGGAAGGTATGAAAACTGGGCCATCTTTAATTAAGAATATTTCAGAGATAGAAATAGCAAAAGCCCCAGTGGTCAGCGTAACAGATGTTAAGTATTATAAAGATGACAACACTGAACATACGTGGGCGGCTTCAAATTACTATGTGGATATATATGGCGATGTAGGTAAAATTGTTTTAAGAGACAATGGAACATTCCCAAGCGATATTAGAGCCTCTAATGGCATTAAGGTAACTTTTGTAGCAGGGTATGGAACAACGCCAAATAACGTCCCAGAGCCAATTAGAATGGCTATGATGCAGTATATGTCATTTATGTATGAACATAGAGGCGATGATGAGGGAAGAAAGATTTCATTATCACCAATTATTCCAACTTTAATTAATCCTTATAAGGTCACAAGGTTCGGAGCTACACCATATAATAAAATGATCAGGTCAGGAATTGGTTAATGTCTATAGGTGCAATGAGATCAAGAGTAGATATACAAAAGTACACATCAACATCTGATGGTGGTGGCGGTGGTTCTGTGGCTTGGTCTAAAGTTGCTAGTGTATTTGCACAAATAACACCTAAAACAGCTAGAAAAAATGAATTTGGTGAAGATAATCAGCAAAGAGAAGTGGTAACGCACCTGATAAAGATAAGATACAGGAGTGATTTCACAACAAAAAACAGAATTCATCAGACTTATTCTAGGGATGGCATAAGAGCTACAAGAACTTTTGCCATTAAAGGCATCATAAATGTTGATAATAAGTTTAAATACATGGAACTTACCTGTGAAGAGGGAGTTCCAACATGAGCATAAGAACCAGCACCAGAAGAATAAACAATACACATAAAGTAGAAAAGATTTATCAAAAGCAATTTCAAAAAGTAATAGCTTTAGGCGGTCAAATTGTCATGAATGAGGCGAAGCAGTCTGTTCAATCGCATGGGTCAAGTGGGATTACATATCAGAAATACAATCCTAAAAGAGTTCACACAGCTTCAGCGGCCAATAAAACGCCAAATTCAGACACTGGATATTTAGCAAGTAACATATTTCTCAAAGTTGATGCAGATAAAATGGGATGCTCTATTGAAAGCCGCGCCGCATATAGTAAGTATTTAGAGTTTGGAACAAGTAAAATGACTGAACGACCTTTTTTACAACCAGCTTTAGAAAGCAAACGAAAGAAAATAAAAGCTATGTTTGCTCGATTAAAAGCGAGGTCTGCATAATGTCATTACATTCTTGGGAATTACAAAAAGCAATATTTACAAAGTTAAATGGTAATGTTGATGGTTTGTCAGGTGCAAACATATCAGTTTACGATGATATTCCACAGGATACAGTTTACCCATATGTGCAGATAGGTGAAGAAACCGCTGTAAATGATGGGACAAAAACACTCGACGCAGTAGAACATACCCTGACTATACATGTATGGTCACAATACAGGGGCAGACGTGAAATTAAGACGATTATGAAATCGGTCTATGATTTACTTCATAATACTGCTATAAGTGTATCAGGTGCATCGTTAGTGAATGTTAGACAGGAGTTTTCAACAACGCTGGCGGAGAATGACGGAATAACAAGGCACGGGGTTATGAGATTTCGCGCTGTAGTGTTTGACAACTAAGGAGAAAAGACATGGCGGCTCAAAAAGGTTCAGCCCTATTACTAAAAATCGGTGCAACAGCAAGCGGCGCGGCGGCTTCTGACACTTACACAACAGTCGGAGGTTTGCGTTCAACATCAATCAGCATGAACCAAGAAACTGTTGATGTAACAAATAAAGATAGCGCAAATGTTCGCACAATGCTTGCAGATGGCGGTGTTGAAAGCGTTTCAATATCAGGGTCAGGTGTCTTTACAGACGCGGCTTCTGAAGCAACTCTTAGAACTGCATTTGGCGGCTCTGACATTCCAAACTTTGAGGTAATTATCCCAGATTTTGGTACATACCAAGGTAAGTTTGTAATTACATCTCTTGAGTATGCAGGGGAATATAATGGTGAAGTAACTTATTCAGTCTCATTAGAGAGTTCTGGAGCTACAGCCTTCACAACAGCATAAGGAATAGACAATGGCTTGGATTGATACAGTTATCGAAATAGATGGTGTTACTTATTCAGGCCATCGTCAAAATACGTTTTTCTCCGCACCTTATGCATCAGGTCTTGAGGTTGGTGACAGCTTCAAGGCTGATGGGGTGACATATCAGGCTGATGAAGTATCAGACCTACATGGTAGGGGCGAAACGCTTACAATTAAAATAAAGGAGGTCAAGAATGACAAACCCAAAAAGGGGCGAATTAACAATAAGCCTATCAAATCAAGAGTTTCATTGCAAAGTGACAATGGACGTGATGATGCGGATTGAAACCGCAATGAATAAAAGTGTGATTAAAATCGCAAATACAATGCAAGATGGTGATATGACTGCATTGCAAATGGTAGCTTTTTTAACACCAGTATTAAGATCAAGTGGTAAAGATATTAAAGACAAGCAAGTACAAGAACTTGTTTGGTCTAATGGGATTACTGACACAATGATGACCATAGCCCAAGTTATTACATTTATAATAACAGGAGATGATGGTGACGTGGGAAACGAAGAAAGGGCGGCCAACCTTTAGAGGAAATTCCTTGGGATGAATGGATAAAACTTGCTCTTGGAAAAATGCAAATGCAACCGAGAGATTTTTGGGAAATGAGTTTACAAGAGTTTTTGCTATCAGTTGATGGGTTTATAGAGTTCAATTCAAGTGGAGAGCCGTCCACCATGAAAAGAGATGAACTTGAAGATTTGATGGAAAGGTTTCCTGACTAATGGCAACAACAGTTGATACACTACTGGTTCGAATAGAAGCCGATATGCGCGACTTAAGGCGCGATTTAAATAAAGTTGCAAAGCATACTGAAAAAACTGGCAAGCGCATGGAGTCAGCTTTTAAGAAGGCTGGTAAAGCAATTGCTTCAGTTGCAAGTGTGGCTGTATTGGGGTCATTCATAAAATCATCCATACAAACTGGCATGGCTGTTGAGAACCTAAGAATTCAAATGGATGCTCTTTTAGGCTCTACTGAACAGGGTGCAAAAGCCTTTGATGCAATGACTAAGTTTGCATCTAAAGTACCATTCAGCTTGGACGCAATACAAAAAGGTGCTGGTTCACTGGCGGCGGCTTCAGATAATGCAGAAGAATTATCAGGTTTATTACAGGCTACAGGTAATATCGCGGCTCTATTTGGTATACCATTCAATGAAGCGGCGGCTAATGTTCAAAGGGCAATGTCGGCTGGAATTGGTGCGGCTGATCAATTTAGAGATAGAGGCGTTAGTGCATTTGCTGGCTTTGAAGCTGGGGTTTCATATACATCAGAACAAACAGCTAAAAAATTAATGGATACTTTTGGCACTGGCGGTACGGCTGATGGGGCAATGGATGACTTTGCTAAAACTTCTTCTGGTACTTTATCAATGTTCCAAGATGCAATGTTTAGTATGAGAAGGGCATTTGCTGAAAGTGGATTAAACGATGCATTTAAGAATATAGTAGGCGCACTCACAAATCTAGCTGGTGAATTAGTTCCAACAATGAGGTTACTCGGTGGAATTGCAAGTCTAATTGGAAGCGTTTTAGCACCTATTATAAATTTACTTGCTGATAATTTAAGACTAGTTGAAGCAATGTTAATTGTACTAGCGGTCAAATTTATTGCCTTTCGTGCTGGCATGGCTTTAAATGCTTTGGCAACAGCAGTGTTTTCGGGAAGCATAGTAACTTTAACTGGTGCTATGAAAGCATTAAGCGCAGTATCTAAAACAATACTACCACTTGCAATATTTGCTGGTGTTTCTTTCTTGGTCATGAAGTTTCTCGAATTAAAAGAGAGAGTTGGGGGTTTTGGTGAAGCTCTTAATCTGGTTAAAGATGTATTTAAGGGTGTTTTTAATATCTTCACTACAGAAGTAAGTGTTTTTCAACTTATGTTCAAAGGCTTCACTATGATGATCAAGGGGTTCTTTTTGGGCGCTCTTGCTAGTATGAAGATTAAGTTTGCAGAGTTTCTTTTAGATACTGCTAATAAATTATCTACTATGCCTATGATGGGTGATAAGTTGTTGCCTATGCAAAATGCGGCGACAAATATTTTAGGATTTGGCCGTGAGGAACAAAAAGAAGCCAACGCACTTAAAAAAGCTTTTAAAGAAGCAGGGATAGAAGCTGAAAAGATGCGCCGAAAAGGAGCAGAACCTTTAGCTAATGCGATAAATGCTTTAAAAACAGCTATGAAGCCCCCAGAAGAAAAGGATACTGTTTTTGATGCTATGTTGGAAACAACGGGTTTACTCTTTGAATTGGAAGGCGCGGCTCATAAAGCAAAAGTTGCTACAGAAGATATGAAGGGCGCTTTGGCAAGCTTGCCAGAAACATTACCTGTAGTTGCAGAAGTCGTAACTGATGTTAAAGATAAATTCACTGATCTTGAAAAAAGTTTTGCTGATGCGGCTAATGGCTTTGCAGATAGCCTCACTCAAATGGTAATGAACGGAAAGATTAATTTTGGTTCTATGAAAGATATGTTCAAAGATATGGTCAGACAGATGATTGCAGATGCATTAAAGGCACAA